GCTCAGTTGGTAGAGCAACTGATTCGTAATCAGTAGGTCGTCGGTTCAATTCCGATTTCTGGCTCCAACGAAATCAATGGCTTACGCATCAAAAAAGCGTAAGCCATTTCCTTTTTCAACCCATCCGGTGTCACTTCTGGTGTCAGTTAAGCCCAGCCACACTTCGTTTGGCGAATGTAAGCTGTCACCCAACTTGAGAATTTGTGCCACTTAACTTGAGAAAGTCGCGTGGCACAAATTCTCGATTGGCACACTGTCTGCTACGCGTGCGTGTTGGGTGACAGCATTAGATCGTCCACCCTGCTAGGTCTTTGAGGCGGTCGCAGGCCACTTCAAAGTATCCTTCTGACAATTCCATCCCGATGAACTTCCGGCCTGTCTCCAGGCATGCTTGTGCGGTCGTGGCCGATCCTGCGAATGGGTCGAGGATAGTGCAGCCCTCGGGTGTGACCTGAAGCAGATCACGAAGGAGAGGGATGGGCTTCTCAGTCAGGTGCCTGCGCTTGGAGCTGGCGACGATAGAGTGGCGGAATACTCCCGGCAAGCATCGCTCGGTAGCTGGCACCAATTTTCCCTTACTTCCGATTAGGACGAACTCGCACTGACGTTTAAACTCTCCCTTGGCGGGGCGCGCGGTGGGCTTGTCCCATATGACGATGTTGCGCCAGAGCCAACCTCCCGCTTGCAGGGCGTCGGTCATGGCCGGAAGTTGTCGCCAGTCCGTAAACATCATGCAGACACCACCGGGCTTGGTAATGCGGTAGGCTTCGGCGAGCCAGAGCGTTGCCCATGTGATGAAGGATCGCTGGTCTCGATTGTCGCCGGGAAAATCCGCAAACTTTTTTTGAGCATCGGAACTCTGATACTTCTTTGATGGAGCCTGCTGGCGCTGGCCTACGGTCAAACCGCCGCTAGAGTATGGCGGGTCTGTCAAGACAGCATCAACACTGCAATCATCCATTGTTTTGAGGTTCGTCAAGGCTTCCCCTTGGCACATGGTTGCGTTCCCGATCTGTATTTTCATACGAATCTCCTAAGGAGGCTCGTAGGCTTTCTGTGTTGATGCTCGTGGCTTTCAGATGGTTCATAGTGCCGCAACGAGAGCACTTGATTTCGAGATGAAGTGCCTGCCCTTTACCGAGCAGACGATTGCAATTGCCGCAACGAATTTCATTTTTCATTTGACTTTAAACTGTTGGCTCTGTGAGGTTTCTTGCCGGAACAGCAGAAAACTCATGGAATGGTGGTAGCCATTCTTTCGAGCAGTGGTGCCGTGTTGCAGCACAGCGCCAGTGGGGGCGCTTCATCGCCCCCGCCTGTTCCTCATGTTCAGCCCGCCGGAAGCCTCCGGCGGGCTGCTCTCATCTTTTCTTTTCGCCTATTCGGTTTTCAAGGAGCGGGTTCGGTTACTCCGGCTTCACCGGCCACGTGACGGTGAACGGCGACTTGCAGTCGCCGGGAATATCCCGCAAGGCCTGCCGGTAAGTCGTCCACGCCGCTTTATCCTTGGTGCTCAGTGGCGAGTCAGCCATCTGAGTCCAGTCGCAAGCCGCGAGCAGAGCATCGCGGCGGGCGCGGATACATGCCCAGGCCACGTCGCTCTCCAATCGCCCAAATGGATTATCCATCAGCGGTTGGCAGTCGGCATCGTGACATGGGATATGCGCGGGGATGACATACACGTCCTGAGCGTCTACGCCGTCAAACTTGCGGGTGATGGCGGACAGATCGGACGAGAGCAGCCAGGCACCGGTCTCGGGGGTATATCTGATAATGGCATAAGACATAGGTCTCTCCTGTTAATTTAGATGATAGGTGCAGATGCGCCCGCGCCTATTGCGGGCGACGCCGCACCAAAACCGCTCACATTACACGTTGCCGCCCCAACTATCCGGCCATGCTCACTCGCAAAAAACGCGGCCTGTCCGGCGCTGGTGCCCCTCAAAAAAGAGCCTGTGCAATCTATGTAACCATCTCGTGTTGCGCCGATGCCAACGTGGCTCAACCCGCTCAGTCGTGCCCCTCTCGCTCTGATCTGGCCGCCGTCCTCCGCCCACATCCCACGCGTGCCGGATGGGACAATCAGGCCATCCAGATACATGTATCCCCCCGACTGTCCCACGGCAATCATGCCAGCGCAGCCGGTGCAACGCACGTTGCGGGCGTCGATGACTGCGCGGCGAGAGCTGGACAACAAATTATGGGTAACAGCCCCAAAGCGACAATCAGGGGCAAGCACCATGCTCCCCGGGTCCTGTGCCAGCACCCCTCTGGCAGTGTCCCCGATACTCGTTGCGTGGGATATCTCCACTTGTCCGCCGCTGGTCGCGTCAACCACAGCCCCCGCCGCATCACCAAATGCCGAGCCATATGCGTACACCTGTGATCCCTTGGCAGCCTTGATATGAGAGCCACCGCAGCCCCCAAAATCCGACGAGGGCAAGTGGGCGACGGAGTGCTCATCCATCACAACTGAGTCTCGTGCAATATTGCGGGTAACCAGTTTGCCGCTGCCAAAGCCCAGGCGAGACCGGTACGCGGTCAGGCCATCAGCAAAGCCATCAATGACAACATCAGACATGTTGCCAAGCACAGTGGCCGCTTGCAACAGCCAACCCGAGACGAGCGCGGTGCCAGCAGGACGCTTGATGGTCAGCTGGTCAATGAGGCCCACTGCGCCGTATATGGACATACCCTGGTGGTTGTCAGGCACATGCAATACCGTAGCGGTACTGCCAGCTCCAACAATCTTGATGCGTGCCCCGTCACGGTGATTGATCACAACCCCATCCTGCAAATTGTAAGTCCCCGCCCCGATACTGATCATCACCGACACCGTGGCCGGGATGACGTACCGAGACAAATGTTTGAGCGCAGCCTGGGGCGTGGCAAACGGCTTGGCGTCTGTGCCGTCACCAGTGGCGTCGTTGCCGGTTGTTTTGACGTGGATGGTCTCGTTGGAGGAGATGAGCTTCACGCGACTCTCGAGAGCGGCCCAGATAGGGGGGTGTGCGTCCTGAGCCGCGTCGTGCTCCTTCAGCCTCTCAGCAACATGCTCCTGACTTGCCAAAACCTTGGTCGTGTCCACGGTAAAGCTGATATTGTCAGTGTTGGCGAATTTGACAGGGCCGGTGATGACCAACTCCACCTTATCCGGGGATTCCGGCGCGGGCTTCCATGTTTCGGGGTGATTGCCAACGGCCAGGAGCGTGTCACCTGCGTAAACGCCGACTTCTCGGATATACCACCCGCCCACAGTGATGGGGACATGGCCCGTGAACTCAACTTCGGCGGAAGCGGTCTTTTCAATCTCCTGTAGCTCGCCGCGCCATGTCTCATTGACCAGCGCTTCGGATTTATCTGTGTGGGCAACAACCTTGCCGCCTCCATCGCCGACGGCCATGTGCGTGGCCTGTAACTTGACGCCGGTGGCTTCGGCTTGTGCGTGAGCGTCTCGCCCGGCCTCCGTAAGAATCAAAGACATAGGTTCCCTCCTTATGCTCGGACACGAATAACGGTGTGGGTGTATCCACCTCCGTACACTGTGCCGACCATACGTATGGACGTTGTGCGTTCCGGGGTGAGTCGGACGCGAATTGCCGTATAAGTGATACCGCCCGCGTAAACGATGCCGGGCATTGAGCTTTCGACGCGAATACCTGCGAGTTTCGAGCGGGCGGGTTTGGTTTCATTTGCGGCCCAACTGATACGGGTGAAATCCTCGGCCTTCAGGCCACCTTTGGGCACCGGCACATTAGGTTTGAATTCTGCCCATCGGGCTGGCTCTTCCCGTCTCACGTTGTACATTGACGTATCTGGATAGCCGAAGTGAGCAAGGATTTGTGGCATGCCAATCTGACCGCCGCCGAGTCGGTTCCAGGCAAAGGCGTGGAGGCATCGTTTGTAGAATTGCTCGCTCGTTTCGGAGACATGCTGGCTGATGCCTCGACTTCCCGCATGCTTTGGGATCATGTCCGGGTCGCACGTCCACGGATTGAACTGATTACGCAACCAGATGATGTCTTCCCGAACCTCATCCATCGCGCGGGCAAGCCCTTCGACCAATGCGGCGAGAGGTCCGGCACAATGAATGAGCGGCCAGCGCAGGGTCTTGAAAAAGTAATCTTTGAAGATGGACATTATGCCTATTCCTCACTTGCTTCGCTCGCCGTAAGGTTGAGCGCTTCCAATACGGCAAGCCCATCGGTTGGAATGGTCAAATCGTTTGCAGGGGATGTCCATGTAACTTTCTTCACTCCGGGTACGGCCATGACGGCGGCGGTGAGGCGATCCAAGGTAACATCTTCACCAATCTGGAGCGGTTCTATGCCCGTCACGGTTGCCGGGTCGGTAAACAGGGCGCTTAGACGCTGCCCGGCTTCGGCGCGTGCGGTTTCTGCATGAGTGCCGGGCAAGAGCGTCAAGACACCTGTGATACTGAGCTTGCTGGCCGCAGGACCGCGTACCTGCCAATCGTCATTGACAGGAGGCCCGGCCTGCACGTCTTCGGGCTTCGCGCCGGTCGAGACGGATTGACGAGTTTTCTCAAGCAACGAGTCTGTCGGGATACCTGCGGAGCCTTTGACAATGACGTCAACAGTGCCTTGTCCTCTCGGATGCTGGTCAAGTACCTTGACGGCCACAACGCCGGTGACGTCGAGCGCCCATGATGCATAGGCATGCTTCGTCATTCCGTTGTTGCCCATCCAACGAAGGATGTACCGCTCGAGCAGCTTGTGCAGGGGTTCGAGGTCTGTGCCTTCAGAGGTCAGCCAATCGGAAGAGTTCGACACGGCATCGATG